GATGCCCAGTGCCACAGGGTTGATACTCCGATTCTCCGTCCTCCAGTCCGCTGCCATGCCGTAGCGGTGCTTGGAGTTCGGGCTTCCGCCCACGGCCTTGCTGGCGTTGTGCGTGATGCAGCGGTAGCCAGACGTGATCTTCAGCGGACGGTCTACCTTGTCCCGGAGGAGCTGGAGCTTTTCGGCCAGCTCCGTGTCAACCGACTGCTGTCCGCAGCCGCAGGGACACTCGAACTCAGACTTGGTAAAGTTCTTGGTGAGCGCGGTCTTATCCCCGCGCTGGAACGTAATGATGCTCAACTTGCACACCTCCTAAAAACCGATTTGGGTGAACACATAGCCGAGAAAAGCACCGATGATGGCCGTTACTGCATAGCCGACGGCCTTACGCCACAGCTCTCCATCGCGGCTCTCCAGAGTTTCCAGCCGTTTTCCCTGCTTTTCCTGCTCCCTGACCATGCTCTCCATACTCAGGGCCAGCTTCTCGACCGAAGTGGACAGTGCGCCCATTTTGCTTACGCTTTCCTCCAGCAAGGCGATTCGTCTGTCCTGACGGGCATTTTCCTCTTCGAGCCGACGCTTGAACTCTTCATGCTCGGCTCGCGTGATAGGCTGGTCCATCTGAACCTCCTTTCAATCGTCCTACAAAAATGAGGGGAGCCGGTTTTCCCGACTCCCCTGCGCGATCACTCGACCTCGACTTCGAGGTCCTTCAGGATTTCCTCAACCTGCTTCCGAATCAGCGCCGGAACCTGATCGAGGGTCTTCTTGCCCTTCACAATGAGGGTTGCATAGATGACTGCCATGATGCCTTTCTCCTTTCTCAGTAATATTTTTAAGGCAAATTCCCGCAGGCGGCTCATGCGTTGCCGTCCGCCGCGAGAATGGCCTTGACTTCTTCCCGCAGGTGCTCAGGCACCTGCTCGATGGTTTTCCGCCCCCGGCGGATGAGGTTTGCATAGACTTCTGCCATGATTATGCCTCCTTATCTGCGGCGGATGTGACCGCGATGAGCTGTTCGTACACGTCGCACAGCGCCATCTGGGTATTATCGAGGTTGGTTTCCAGAGAAGAAACCTTGGTTTTCAGGGCTTCATTCTCCTCCTGCAATTCCGCCATCGTTTTCTTTTTCTGCAACTTGGCTACAGAATCGACTCTTACTCTGTTCAAACCCATTACTGGAAACCTCCCTGAATCGAAGCGATATAACCGCTCTCGCCGCTTGCGCCGCGCTCTGCGGTGACGCGGAAATTGAATGCAAAGCCGTTGGCCGCAGTCTGGTTCGTGAACAAATGGTTCCGGCCATTCCGGGCCTCGGTGGTGGCGTCCTCCCATACCGGCGAACTGTCCTTGCCGTTGTTCGTGACCTCCACCTTGAACACAGCGTCGGCGGGAATCAGACCGCCGACGGTGATGGCGCAGAGCGTGATCTGGGCATCTGCCTCCATCGGCTTCGCCAGCGTGATGCTGGCGGCGGTGACGGCCTTCGTAAAGGTGAACGTCTTGGTCACGGTGGCCTTGCCATCGGTCACGGTAACGGTCATGGTGTGACTGCCGTTCGTAATTTTCTGGAAATATTCACCGGTGACGGCGAAGCTGTTGGTGGTCTTGCGGGTCGCGGTGTAGGTGCGCTTGGTCGTGCCGTCCAGCTTTTCGGTGACGGTCAGGGTGTCCCCTGCGTCCTTATCATCCACGGAGTACGAGATGGTGAAGCCGCTGGACTTGGTGCCGAGGTTGGCTGCGCTGGAGGTCGTGATGGTCGGCGTAGTGTTGTTATCGACCGTGCGCTTGGTGGACGTAGTGTAGCCGGACTGAGCATTATAGCTGTCGTACGCCTTGACACGGTACATCACGGTGGACCAGCCCTTGGTGATGGTGTCGGTGTAGGTCAGCGCGTTGCCCTTGTACACCTGCGTGTAGGCGGAGCCACCATCGGTGCTGCGCTCCAGAATGTAGCCGCTCAGGTTGCCATCGCTGTCACTGGCCGCAGTCCACGAGATCACCAGCGTGCTTCCGCCCTTGACATCATTCGGCACCGCGATGGACGGCGGCGCAGACGGGGCGTTGTTGTTGACCACCGTTACCTGCGAACTGGTGCGCCAGCCAGACTCCAGACCCTCGGTGTCGTATGCCTTGACGCGGTACATCACGGACGTGGTGCCGAAGGCGACGTTGTTCGTGGTGCTGGTGGCCGTACCCTGATAAATCTGACTCCACGAACTGCCGCCGTTGGTCGAACGCTCTACCTTGTAGCCGGCGAGATTGCTCTCAGCATCAGAGCTTTTTGCCCACGAGATCGAAATGTTCGTGCCGCCCATGATGGACGAAGGAACGGAAATGCTCCCCGGAGTCGAGGGTGCGGTGTTAGTCGAGACCGTGCCATCGTCAGACACCAAGAGAGTAGAGGGCAAAATCAAAGCGGGGCGGATGCCGTACGAGTTGGAGCAGAGGCTGAAGTTCCAGCCGCCATTGGAGCCGACGTACAGGGCGCCGAAGGAGCTGCCGTAGCAGTACGGAGAGCGGAGCCACCAGCCGGCGGCCGAGCCGTTGAGATATGCGACACGCTTAGAATCCGAGCTGTTGTCCGCGCAGCCCTTGAAATAGGCCAGTTCTGCGCCCTCGCCGCTCGGCATAGTGGAGAAGTTGAAGCTCGTTTCGGTTGCACTGAGCAGGAAAATCTTCGCAGACAGGCCGTTCGAGCCGCTGGTGACGGTCGTGGACGTGCCGCTGCCTTTGCGGTACGGGAGCTTTACCTGCTTGATGGCGTTCTTGATGTTCGACTCGAACAGGTTCAGGAACGTGCTGTTCAGGTAGGAGTGGATGGTGCTGTTGGCGTAGTCGTTAGTGTTCGAGCTATGCCACTGGCGGTTTTCGTAGATGTCCTTCATCAGCAGCCAAGTACCGTTGCAGCTATCGTCATAGACGCTGGACGGCTTGCCCTGATGGACGACGATGAAATCTTTGGCAGAACCATTTACTTTCAGCTTGATGGTGCTGCCGATTGCTTTGGAGCTCAAGGTCACATAAGCCATAAAAAAGAACCTCCTGTTGTGTATTACATCCACGGCGGAATGCTGTCGGGACGCGGTTCGGGCTGGAACAGGTCTTTGCGGGGCGTAATGTCACCTCTTTTCCAGCGGATGTTCTGTTCCTGCTTTACCCGGCGCAAGGCGCGGACGCTCCTCGTGGAGTTGATTTTCCTCCGAGGCTTTACGTCCACACCGATGATTACCGAGACCTTCTTGGCGTATTTCAGCCGTAATGCGTAGGTGTCACCGTAGGATGCAAAGGCATCCCACGCTACGAAGCTGGTGATAACAGCTTCTCTGGTCACTTCCCCTGCCGGGTAGGCTTTTTCCCAGTATTTGACGCGGGTCTGGATGCGCTGAATCTCCGAGCGGCGGAGCTTCTGGACGCAGGCTCCGCTTTCCGTCAGGTAGCTATGGAAGCCCAGAAAATCCAGCCCGTTTTTCAAGGGGAAAATTGCTGTCTTAGAATTGAGTTCGAGGTGGAGGTCGCTCATCCAACGCTCAATGTCCTTCAAAAGAAACTGAAGTTCCCGCTTTGTCCGGGCGATGACGTAGAAATCGTCCATGTATCGTCCGTAATAGCGGCATCCCCGGTCTTCCTTGATGTAATGGTCGAACTCATCAAGGAACATCAGGGCGAGCAGTTGGCTGGTCTGATACCCAAGGGGCAGGCCGTCGGTCTTGTCAATGTAGATGCACATGAGGTCATAGAACGCCATATCTACGCCGCGCTTCTGCATCAAGGCCCGCAGTTTTGCTTTCAGGATGTCATGGTCGATGGAGGCGAAGAAATGGTGAACATCGCACTTCAGCACCCATCCGTCTGCGCTGCCGTTCTTGCGGTAGTAATCGACCATGTGGCCCTTCAGGCGCACGATGGCATCCAGTGTCCCCTTTCCGCGCTGCGAAGCGTGGTTGTCGCGGATGAAGCTGGTGCAGATCGTGTCGTACAAAACATTGTCCGTCAGTGCATGGAGGACCACCTTGTCCACAAAAGCGGGAGCCTGCACAAGCCGTTTCTTCGGCTCATAAACATAAAAGACCTCGAAGCCGCTGGGCTTGTAGGTCTTTTGGTTCAGAACGTATAATAGCTTATCGGTGCAAATCAGAGCGTTGGCCTCATATTGAGCCGTTCCCGGCTTGCTCCTCTTACCCTTTCGCGCTTCCAGATATGCCTCATAGAGGGTCTGGAACTCGCACATTTCCTGATATGTCATGTGTCTTCACACTTATTTTCTTCCCCCGGCTGAGGTGGTAGAGGAAGCTCCCAGCCGGGTGTTCGTCTAATACCGGTCCGCTTCCTCGCGGCAGCAGGCTGCGCCCGCAGAGGACGGCCTGCCTCGGTATGATGTGTTTATCGTCCGCCATAAAGGCTTCCGACAGGATGCGACTCCCTTTGATGATGGGTGCACTGTTTTCGCCCGTTGCCGGGTTACTCATCTCGCTTTTCCATCAGAGCGGGGCGGATGCCGTTCGAGTTGGAGCAGTTGTTGTTGTTCCAGTCGCCATTGGAGTTGACGTACAGGGCGTTGTTGGAGTTGTTGTTGCAGTTCGGAGAGCGGAGCCACCAGTTGGCGGCCGATTCGAGTCGCACCCTATATCAAGCGGGGAACCCGCAGGATACCTTGATTTTTCCTGTTCTTTCAGGAGTTCGCGGACGATAGCCTTTACCATCGCCGCCTGCTGCTTGAGTTCTGCCTGACGGGCCTGCTCCCGGAGCTTTTCAGCGCGGGCGGTGTCCTTCTGCTTCCACGACAGAACCATATTCTTTACGTCCTGAACCTTCCGGGTCCAGACGGCACTTTTGCTTATGGAAATAACTCCGTCGTTCAGAACGAGCTGGATATACTCATTCAGCAAAGAGCATTCGTCGAGGACTACGCCAAGCAGCCGCAGGCGTTCCTCGTACTCAGTCTGGAACATCTTTCCGTTGGCCGCGTGAATGTCCCGAACGATGCTCTTGGCAATCAGACGCATATCTTCGCCGTAGCAGCGGTAGAGCGCCTTTGTGAAGCCCTCCCGGTGCGTTCGGTCGAGATATGCGATGGACTCAGAGCAGACCTTCTGGACGTCCCGGATGTCGTCAAGCGCGGCTATCTTCTGGAAAATCTGCCGAACGTCTTTGCGTGAAATATCCTCGGCCACCGTTTTCGTCGCTTGGTTCGTGTATTTCAGCAGCTCCCGTGCCTTGTTTCCGAGGAGATATTCTTTGTCAGCCACGGTCACACCTTCTTTCGAGGCAGGGGCCATTCCTCGCAGCCTCCAAATCGCTGGCAAGCCCATAGAAAGAGCAGCGGTCGCCCAAAACAGTCAGGCGACCGCTGTTTCCGCTGTGAGTGATGCCGCAGAGCATCAGGTGCGTACTTCGCACATATTTGCAGGGAGGTTCAAGGCTGACGAACAAATTCCCGATGATGCAGGACAGCTCACCGGGCGGACATGAAAATTCAATGTGCTCCATCAGAACTCGATCCTCTTTGCCGTGGTGTTCCAGACGCCCTCTACCACCGTGCCGTCCAGCGTCTCAAATGTGACCGTGAACGGATTGCCGGTGACGGAGGTATTGAACATCAGCTCCAGCAGAGCCAGCCGGGCGGACACGTCGGAGATGCTGTTCTGGATGGAGTGGTGGGCCTCCTCATCG